TCGACGTGCGAATAGGGGCTGCGCGTCCACCAGCGCACCAAGCGGTTGTAGATGCCCGGCACCCCTGCATGCGTGCCCTTGTAGAACGCCGCGCGAAGGGTCATGGCATCACCATACGATCGCCGCTACCTCTTCCGGCGTGCTCGCCGATGCGAGCTGCGTCTTCAGGGCCTGAGCATGGTTAAAGTTCGCGGTTCCTTGCGCTGTCATCGACGCGTACAAGGCACGGAACGCGTCGAGATCCGCCAAGGGAATCATCGTGTTGTCCGTCGCTTTCCAGCCGCCGGGGAAGCCAGTCGGGAACGAGCCCGATAGCGCGATGGCGTTCGCGACGCCGTCCAGGTCCGATCGGGACAGCGAATCACAGGCTATCAGCTTGTCTGCGTGCGGGAACGTCGACAAGTTCGCCGCGGCGCGCCACGCGTTGATTTCCTCGTTCTTCGCAGCCTTGAGTGCCGCGAGGTCGGGCGCGGCCGGCGGAACCAGTTCGACGCCGTCGCGCGCGGTGTTGGCTCGGTACTGAACCCAACTTAGGGCTATCACCTCGTCCACCACGATCATGCATGTGGTATGCGCTGCCGACGGGATCTGGAAATAGCAACCGTCGAGGGCGCCGTCAGCACTGTACGTGACGTAGCGCACCGGTTGCGGCTCTTGCGCTGCGGTGTTTCCACTGGTGGCTGTATCCGTCATCATGAGACCTTTTCAATAAATACCTGCGTGAACACTTCGCCCTGACCGCTATTCACGGCATTGCCCAGCCCCGTGGAAGCGGTGCCCGTGTTCGTCCAGTGCCGAACCTCGAATACCTTCGAAGCAGACAATACGAACTCGGCTTCACCGACGACGGATTGTGTTGCGACGGTCGATGCACCCACGTAGGCGTTCGTGCCGACAACCTGCGTCACGGCGTCAGTGACGTTGTACAGATAGGCCTGATGCTGGCTGACGTTGAATGCAGGAGCAAACGCCGTGAAGCGATACGTCCCGGCCGGCAGGGTAATTTGGTTACTCGCTACACTGGCCCCGCTGATGCTGTTTTTCTTGATCGTGTTCAGCGTGCGCGTTACGAATGTGCCCGCGCCGGCCGTGCCGCCAGTTTGTCCGGACGCTTTCTCGTCGCGCACCCACAGCACGCTCGTGAGCGACCCTGCATCGCCTTTATCGCCCGTGCGCTGGAAGAACAGCATGACCATATCGTCATTGACGAACGGCGACGGCGAGCTCGCGCCAACGTTCGTGATCGAAATTGATCTCCACCCGGGAGCTGAGCCTGTTCCGGTCACCGCATCGATTGAAAATAGCAAAAACTTCGATGGGTCGCCGGCCTTTGTGAGCCTGATGATTCCTTTTACCATGCTTGTGGAGTCATCGAATGTGCCCAGTACCGAAGTCCAGTCAACCCCATCGGCGCCGATCAGGTTCACGAATAGCCCCGTGGACGATGATTGGGTCGGGTTATTGAACCGAAGCTTGCCAGGCCCAGGGTCGCCCGTTCCCGTACTTGTGAAGTCGAGAACGTACGGAATCGAATATGCGCCGCCGGCAGCGATAGAGTTGAGATTCGCAACGAGCGCGAGCAACTCACTCACGAAGTTGATCAGCCACGTGATGAAGGCGTCAACGCGCGAGGCGAACGTAGCCCGGTCACCTCGCTGAGGGGCGGTGGGAGGCAAGGTAAGCAATGCCATCAGATCATTCCTTGTACAGAAAGAGAGAGTTGGCAGTAAGTCGGGCCGTCGGCGGAGATCTCCCCACTACCGAGGCCGAACACGCGAAGAAAGCCGTATTCAGGCAGGTCGCTTCCAACCCAGACGGCAGGAACATCGAGCAGGCCTTGAATGAGATCGGTCACGGTATTTGCCTCGGACAGATCTAGGAACGCCGTCGCCGTCATATCCTTCGCCGCCTTACGGCGCTTGATCGCTGTCCTTCCGAAGTCGTCCGTCTTGATGTAGCTGTACGTCTTTGGCTTGGCCTTGGCGCCGTACTGTGTTTGCCCCAAGGCGCGCAGATCGCCAACAGCGAGCACGCCGCACTTCACGTTTCCGCTCGGTGAAGAAAGCGTTATCGTCAGTTCACCACTGGTGTACTGCTCTATGCCGCTGGCGATGAAATCCGTCTGCGGCTTGAAGCGGTCGAAGAAATATTCGTCGTAGTCGGCCGGTTGAGAGCCCTCCAGCTGCCCCGAATAGCTATAGATGACGTTGCCTCCCGGCGCATCTTTAATGGAAACATCAATCTGCGATGCATCCAGTCCAGCCAGGTAGAACGCCGTAAAACTCCCGACCTCAAGAACCACAGTTAGTGGCGACGGAACGATGGTCTGCGTGTTCACCTCGTTGTCGAACATGGCCCACCGATTGGTAGGGCCAAAGTCGAGCCAATACACAGTGGTTGTGCCGTCCTGATTTTTGAGGTCAGTCGGGTCCTTGCCAGTGTTGGCAACCATGCACTGGTAGACCCGATGCGTCGTCGTGCTGATGCAATAATCTCCGACCGCATATGCTGTCGTGCTCGCCCACGCCGGATAGTCGTTCTCCGGCGCGGTACTACTCGAGAGCATCAAGTCATCAACAGCGAAAGGAGCGAGTACGCTAAGCGACGCCATTACGCGATCTCCACGAGCATCGGGCCACCGCCCGCCGTTGCGTTTTCAAACATCTCTGCATGCCTCCCGGTACTTTGGGCGATCTTGTCGAGCGTCGCCTGCTGCTTGACGACCGTCGCGCGAAGATCCCTTATTTCGGCAATCAGCGCATCGTTGTTACTCGATGGGTTGGCTAACCGTGCCATCAGCGCCCGATTGTCCGCAGCCGGAATAATCCGCTCGCCCTTGTGCACCATGGCCGGCATATCCTCCGGAATGAAGTTCGTGCCGACGGCGAACGGATGCAGCATCTTTGCCTCCGTACTGCCCGCAATCGCGTTACCGACATCACCGAGCGATACGCCGTTTTTGACCTGCGTGAGCCAGTAGTTCAACTCCGTAGCGCTGGGATCTCGCCTCCCAAGCATGGTCTCGTACATACCCCGAATCGTTGCCTCTGGCGAATTGGCGATTGCTTGAGTGATGTCGCTGGCCGATACTCCCGATGCCGCCTGTTGCTGCCAGTACGCGAGGCCCGACGAATCCGCAGCCCGCCCAAGAGAGCTCTGGTAGGCCTTGTTGATCGCCGAAGTGGCCGACACAACCGGGTTCGCCTGCGCAGCCAGCATCGCCGTCGACAGGCCCTGAATCGCCTGATCGATCGACAGCAGAGTGGTCGACTGGCCCTTCAGCACGTCGATCTGGTCCTGCGCTTTCGCCAGAACCGAATCGAGCGACTTCAGCTGGTCTTGCGCCGCGGCGAGCGCTTTCTGCTCGACCGACAGCTGATCGTCCGTGACGTTGCCCAGGGCGGCGATGTCGTTTTGCGTCTGGTACAGATCCTTGAGATAGTCCCGATAGCTGCCGAATTGGTCGGTCGACGACTTCGAAACGGCACTCAGGGCATCCTTCAGAGAATCGGCATCAGGCAGCGGGCCACCAGCTTTCGCGATGGCCAGCGCTGCACGAATTTGCGCCTGGCCCGCCGTGCGCGCCATAGCCTGCTGGTCCGGCGACAGCATACTGTTCAAGGTGCTGTGCAGCGACTGAGACAAGCTTTGCAGCTTGCTCACCGCGGCCGTGTGCGCATCGATACTCGTTTGCACAGCAGCTTTTTCACGCTCCACGACCTTTTGCAGCACTGAGAACGAACTATCAACGTCACCAAGCAGCGCGGTACCGGCATCCTTGATCGCCTTGAGTGCATCGGCTGCATTCTGAACTGCGGTCGCAGCGTCGTTGGCAGCCGGATGCACCTGGGCGAATGCATCCGCCAGGGCCATCATCGCCGTGAACTGCTTGGCGCCGGCTTCGGTCGTCAGGTCCAACGAATTGACGACAGACTTGAACTGGTCGCGCGTCTGGATCGACGAAAGACCGAGGCTCGCCATCGCAGCATCAAGCGCCTTCTGTACCGGCACCAGCCTCTCGGCATCGGTCAGATAGTTCTGTGCGTACGATTGCGCCTGCGACGTCAGGGCCGACGCGCTGTCAGCCAGTGTGATCAACTGCTCGCGCGCCTTCGCCGACTCAATGCCAGCGGTACCGAACGCCTCCGCCGCTGTCTTGCCGATCAGCTGCGCAACTTGGTCGGTAGACTGGAAGTCGCCGGCCAGGCGTTGCAGCGTGGTGGATAGCGTCTCGCCAGACTTCTGGAAGTCGGAGAGGTTTGGCACCAGCTTCGACGCGATCTCATCGCTCACGCCGCTGAAAAAGTCGGTGATCGCCTGCGCATCCTTCGCCTGATCGCCGGTCAACTTGATGTCGAACGTCTTCCTATAGCCCGTGATCCATTCAGCCGAGACGCCCAGCGACTTCGCGAAGCCGGCAGCCGACGTCTCCAGCGCCTGCATGCCCTGGGTGAACTGCTTCACCATGGCGTCGGTGAAGGCAGTCGTCGCCTCCCAGTTACGGTCGCTGCTGAACCATCCGCCTTTCTGATGCAAATCTTGGTAGCTTTGCCCGGTCAGGAGGTCTGCCGATGCGGTACCGCGAATGCCCTGACTCTGCACTTCCGTGGCACCATGGCCAAACGCGGACTTCCACAAAGACGCGACGGCAACAGCGCCAGCAACCCACGGCAATGCCGCGCTGACCGCCGCCCCGAAACTCGCAGCGCTAGCCTCAGCCGCCATACCCGCATTGGCGAACGTTTCGGCAGCCGTCGTTACGGTACCCGCTGCGTTACCAGCGAAGCCAGCACCGAATGCCGACAGGGAATTGGAGCCAACCAGGTTACCCAATCCCGCGATCGCACTCCCACCCAGGTCAACTACGCCCGCGCCGATGCCCTTGTAGATGCTAAGGGCATTGCCAGCTGCGCCGACCAGACTCGCCCCGCCCGCAACCGCACTCCCAGCCGAACCTGCGGCTGCCGCGGCTGCACTTGTACCCACCGAGGCCTGCACGTTGATGATCCACTTCTTGAGCGTCATCTGGTACAGGAGGTCGAGTAGGCCATTCTTCAGCGCGTCGCGCAGCCGATCGAATGCCGACTTACCGCTGTCGAAAATGCTGACGAACGTGTCGTGCGCGGTCTGCTCGATCGACGTCCACATCTGCTTTTGCTCTTCGAGCGCGGGCTTCACGGACTGGTTTCGATACCAGACATCGTACTGTTGTTGCAGCAGCTTTTGGGCTTCGGTGCCGTCGCCGGCCAGTCGGATACGCTCCTGCCACACGTCAGCGTCAATGGCCAGTTCGGCCGCGGCGCGGGCCTTGTCGTCAGCGATGTACTCGAGGCCGAATCGCTTGTTTTCGTCGATCAGCTGATTGGCGTATTGCAGTGCCTGTGTTTGCGCCAGCGTAGATTGCCCGACCTGAATGCGAAGGGCCTTTTCCCGCTCCAGATAGGCCAGCGTCTGAGCGTCGATCGGGAGTCGGTTTTCAATCAGCTTTGCGAGCTTCTGTTGACGCCAGATCTCAGCATCGACAACGACCATTGCGATCGCGCGAGCGTCACTGGTTTTGCCGTACATCTGGTACTCGACCGCGAGCGCGTCCGTAAGCTTGTTTCTTGCGATGACGGACTCATCGATGTCCTTCGATACCTCTCTTTGTGCTTGATCGGCCTTGAGTTGCTGCTCCGTCACGCCCAGTTCCAACAGCTTCGCACGTGCCGCGGCCTCATGTGCCGCCGACAGCTTCAGCTTTCCCGAAGCGAGCTCGGCATCGAGCTTAATCAGCATTTTTTGACTGTCGGTCAAATCAAGATTCGAGGCAAGTTGAAGCTTGTCCTCGTCGATTTTCCCTTGAATCTGTGACGACAACGTGGCGTAACTTTGTGCCTCTTTCTGCGCTGCCGCCTCAGCTGCGGCCCGGCCGTCCAGCATTTGCTTGTTGGCAGCCTCCTGGGCGATAAGTGCGCTGTACTGAGCTGTGCGCTCGATCTTCTGCGCATCCGTCAGTTGGAGCGTGCCGTCCCTGAGCCCAACCATCATCTGAATGGCCATGCGCTGGCCCTCGGTCAACACCTGGCCCGTCTGCGCCTCGAGCTTCTGCGCGGCGATCTTCTCGGTGATGGCCTTCGTTGTGGCGTCGTACTGTTTCTGCGCCTCTTTTTCTGCATCAGTAACAATCGGAGTGCTCTTGCCGCTGACCAGTGGTACGGCCCCCGGGATGTATCCTGCGCCGCCAGGTTTGAAAGCGTCGGGATTGCCAAGCCCGGTTTTAGCCGCAATCCACTTCATCATTTGGATCGTGCTGTCGGTCGCGGATTTGGCGACGCCGTCGAACCACTTCGATGCCTGTTGGCTCCAGTCTTTGATCAGATTGCCCAGCTTCGTCAGCCATGATCCGCCGCCAAAGATCTGTTGAAACGCATCCGTGATGCGGTTCTTCGCCTCCAGAATCGACGTCGAAGCCTCGGTCATCGCAGGGGTCAGACTCGTCGTAATCGAGTCGCGAATTCCGGCCCACATGCTTTTGCCGCCGGGAAGAATCTCGTGCCAGATCTTGCCCAGCCGGACAACTGCGGCAGCCTGTTCATCTGTCTGCGACGACGTCAGATTACTCGCATGGGCAATGTCCTCAAGCAGTTGAACCTTACCGCCGAAACCAGCCTTGGCAGCGGCATCGTATTTTTCGGCTTCGCTGCTCATGCCGGCGATTTTCTTGGCCGTGGCGATCAGCACATCATCGGTCTGCAGCAGGGCGTTTTTCGAGTCAGTCACCTTCACGCCGAGCTTATCGAAGATGTCGCCACCGTCGCCGGCAGCGGCCTCGGCCATTGCCTTCTTAAAGCTGGCCATCGAGGCGCCCATTTCCTTGATGCTCATCCCGTTACGCGCCGCGACGTCGTCGAAGCGCGAGAGTTGCGAGACAGCGATATCACTCGACGTCGCCAGACCGGCGAACGTGGACGCAACGTTCAGCCCAGCCCTCGTCAGCGCTCCCACCACACCCGTGACCGCCACGACCGCTGCGACCAGGGTGATGCCGATCTTGCCGGCCAGGCTCATCGACTGCCCTTCGGTCTCGGCCATCTTTGATTTTGTCTGGTCAAGACTTGAATGTAGCCCTGCGGAGTGCCCCGTAAGCTTTTGGAATGCTCCGGCTACGCCATCCGCCATCGAATTAAAGCCGCTCTTGATCTTGTCCCACACCCCGGAGAAGATCGACTTGATCGAGTCCCATAGCCCGGCGAACATGCTCTTGATCTTCTCGAAAATCGACGCGATAAAGCCGAGAGACTCAGTGCCCACCTGCTTGGCCTGCTGCATACCCTGCTTGTACCGATCGATATTCGCTACAAGGTTGACTGAGATTGCGTGATCCATGTGACTCCTATTCGTCCTTGAGGACCGAATCGATCTGCTGATCGACCAAGCCAATTGCCGCCACTTCATTCATGTCCAGCGCCGGCCTAAGAAACGGCTTTGCTTGCATGCCCGGGTGATGAATGACGCGGACCACCTTGCCACCGAAGGCCAAGGCGCCCCCATCTTTCGCTTTGATCTCGTGAGGCGCGGCGCCCGTGAACTCGATCAGGTGCGCATAGTTAATCCGGGTGCCGTCGGGCGCTCTACCGCCTGCCTTTATCGTCGCGACGACCTTTGATCCCGTCTCTTTCACAGAAGCGTGAATGCTGTCGCGCAGTTCGCCCAGGTGGACGGGGCAGTTCGCCTTGGCGGTCGCCTCAATGAGCTCGGCGCCGGCAAGCAGTCCGACGTGCAGACCTTGCTGCACCTTCTTGGGGGAGTCTGACAAGTAGCGCAGCCACTCATCCAGTCCCGTAACGTTGTCGTTCGCCATGGCTCGGAAATAAAAAAGCCACCCGAAGGTGGCTTGGCAAAAAATCGAATGGGCGACCTGAACAGCTATTTGGCTTTATCGGTCTGCCTAACCCATTTATCCCGGTCGCACTCGGCTGGAAGGTTATGGTCACCAGCGCGTAGAGCAGAGCTTCGTGCAATATTGCATTTAAGTGCTTGCGTCAGGTACGGCCCGTAGTCCACCGGGGCCTTTGGCATCGCGCACTTATTGGCCTGCATGAGCGTTAGGTTCGCCTGGATTTCACCGAGGGCATTGCTCTTCTTCATTTCATTGATGGAGGCAGAACCGTCATCCATCGTAAGTTCGGCCATCAGTCTCGTCCTGTCTTCAACTGCCCTGCCCAAATCGTCACAGATGGATGTCGCAGATGCCGACGTAGCAAGAGCCCAAAGGCAGGCAAGCGCCGCGAGTCTCTTCATTTCTCTCTCCAAAGTTTTAATGAGAGGAAATATACACCAACGCAAACAGCCGCCCGTATTTCTAGGGGCGGCGCACCTCAACTCGGCTGACGATTCAGCTCAGTTGATCAGGCCATTCTTCCACGCGCTTGAGGCTCGTGCCGTTGTAGCTGTAGACGGCCAAGATGCCTTTGATGTTGCGGAGGATGACGTGCGGAACGCCATCAATAACTTCGACATCACCGCCGCTGCTCGGCTGATCCATTTCGCCAGCCTTGAAATAGGCTGTTCGCGCGCGTTCGACTAGCGCCTCTTCGTCGTATTCCATTAGTTGCCCCCTCCAATGATGTTCTTCGCGATCTTACAGCCAATCGTATGCCCGGCGGCACATGACGCCTGGCTGAGCTCAGTGGCCAAAACAATCCCGATGACGTAGAACACCACTACCAATGCCGTCCGGACGCGAACAACTTGCATCGACTCCGAGACCAACCCGCGGACGCGCTGCCATAAAGACACGGGATCCGCCGCCGCGACGTGATCGTCGACGACAGCATCGGCGTGGCGGTCTTGGTAGGCATCGCGCGCATGGGCCACGACACCACCGGCCCACCACACCGTTGTCACCAGCCAAGCGCCTTTCGCGAGCAAGCATGTACGGCGGGCTCCTGTTTTAATCGTGGAGATCATTGAACACCTCCAATTCGCTTGCTCGCTGGGGCAGCGGCCGCAAGTTCGTTCGCCATTTGTTCAAGCTGGATTTTTCGATCTGCGTAGCTCATTCCTTCCGCGATAAGCATCATGTTCTGGGCTTCGAGTTTCGCCAGCATGTCGAGTTGCTCCAAGCTGAGAGAATCGCGGTCGGCGCCTTTAAACGCGCCGAGCAAAACATGATTGATCAGCTTAGCCTCGATCATGAAGTGGTGTGCAGCACATTCCTTACCGTCCCGTGCCCGGCGCCGCACCAGCATGTCATTCATGGCTTTATGAATGCTTACCGTGGCGTGACGTAGGCGCATCCGTTCTTCTGGCGACTCCACGACCGCCTCCCTGGCTCGGAAGTAGAAGTCCTCCATCTGCTCGAAAACATCCCACGCCTCATCAGTCTCCAACATCTTAGCGTGGCGGGCGGCGCCCTGTTCTGTCCAGAGAATCAATGATCGGGCGCTCCTGCTCACAGTGTAGCTTTCAGCTACGCGTCCCGCCTCGCTGACCATCTTTGAGAGGGTTAGCGACTTTTTGAACTCGCGTAATTCTTCAGCCTCCAATTTAAAATAATGCTTCCCCTCGACGAACCGATCGGCGTTGCGCAGATAGTTGTTTTGGACGTTCTTCTCGTCGACCCGATAAAGCCGCGCCAGCAATTCGGTCGTGACGACACGGGCCTGCCTCCAAGTGATCACCGGGAGCGAGCCTACTGACACAGCGATGTTAGGAACAGTCGCGGCAATCAGCGCTGTCATGACTGACCTCCGAACGGCTGGAGGTTTAGTCCTGCCCTGCGTAGGGCAGCAGTAAAGGCCTCACCCCCGATTCGCGCGGTTAGGGCGCGGCATATCGGCAGCAGTCGAGTGCCAGGAGCACCTGACAACAACAACGTTTCGAGGACATCGGCCTGCTCGAACTTCGCGGCCCGGGCAGCTGCAATTACCTCCTCCACGATCAGCTTGCCGCGTATTTTTCCAGCCAGCCCCGTATCGCGGCTGTGGATGGCGTCACTTGCCATGACGAGCACAGCGGCTGGGGTAAACAGATACTCCTCGCCCCTCTTCTTGAAGTCGCTCATGCCGCACCTCCCGCGACCAGCTTCAGTTGCGGGCGCTGACGAGGGAATAGTCGTGTGTAGTTCTCGGCTGCGGCGACCATGAAGGCCTGCGCCGTGTCGTCCAGGTTGTTGAAGTAGTTGAGCAACTGACGCTGAAGCTGCGTCAGGCCATCGTTCGATTGCGTAGCGTTGATACTTGTGATAGTCTTCACGACATTCCTTTCTTTCCTAAAGTTTGGATCAAGACCCCGAGCCCATCCGCCAAGATCGCTCGGGGTTTTTCATTGCTGCGTTGCGTTTCGCCGGGCATCGTCATCCTCCAAAGTGCGGATGAGCCGCCCTACAATCTCGCTGTTCAGACTGCGGAGCGACGCTTTCGCGTGCTCTTGTAGTCGCTCCTTTACCTCTACTGGCACCCTCAGCATCATCTTCGGGAGCTCCCTTGCACCTTTCATCTAAGCCTCCTGTTATTGAACCACCGTGGTCCATACCTGTAGAGTAGACCACGGTGGTTCCATTGTCAAGACCACCGTGGTGCATTATTCTCGCTCCATGACACGAGAAGACCCACAGATGAAATTGCGGCTGCCTGAGGCCATGCGCGACCGCATCGCCGAGCTTGCCAAGCAGAACGGTCGTTCAATGAATGCTGAGATCGTCCAGCGCCTTGAATGGGCGCTGAAACTCGCGGGCGAGCCGGCCGTCGAGAGGACTGAGTCAGTTCAACAGCCAATTGCTGGCGTTCTGAGTTGGCTCATTACGACACTGATCAAGGAGCTTGCGGAGCGAGAAGGTGTTCCGTTCGATGAAATGCTGGCGAAGATTGTTCTAGCCGGCCTTCACCCCGAAGCACCTCAAGTTCTGTACCTTCCTCTTCTCCCAGGAGCTACGCAAGATGAACTTCGTGCTGCTCTTCGGGCATCTAAGGAGGTCGCCCATCCGGATGCAGCCATCATTTCAGAGTCACTCGAAAGGGCCCCATGGGCGCCTGAGTGGATGGTTGAGCGTCTGCGACAGCCAGACTTTCTCATCAAGACGAAGGATGGCGAAGCACTCATTGTCGAGATGAAAAAGTCTCAAGCAACCTCAAAACGCTGGGACGCGGCTCAGTCCGCCGCAGCTACCCCCTCAAAAAAAACCTCAGACAGTTGACTTGGTGTTGACCTGCTGATGGGGCATCGAACCTACACCCCATCAATCCTCAACCAACTGCATCATCGCCTGCTCCAGACGCTTAGCGGTCGCGATCCGATCAGCAGCTTCGGTTTCCGGATCCAGCCAGGGTGCGGGGCAGTTCTGCTCTGTTGCCTTGTTCGACTCCTCGAGGTATTCGCGCGAGAGGCGCAGCAGTAAGCGCGCCTCCCACGGCTGAAACTGGACGCCCAGCAGCCGCTGCGCCGACTCCAGTTCGCTCGGCATCAGCGGCCCGGCTCCCATTCCAGCCGCCATCGTGGGCCCGAATTCGAACAGGTAGTCGACCAAGTACCGCCCCCAATCCAGGGGCGGCATATCGGGCGCGACGCCCTCCTCTTCTAGCACCTGCCGGCGTGATTTCTGCGGCGCCTTCGGCCCTGTCGACGAATCCGGTAGCTCGGGCACAGCGCTAAGCCATGCTGCCTGCCTCACGTAGACAGCGAGAGCATCGGCGCCGCAGTTTAGAAATTTTGCCAGTCACCGTGGAACGCTTGCACCTGCTCGGTGAACCAGCCCATCTTCGGATTGCTGTACAGGGTGTGCGGGTCGACCGGGAAGTTCTCGATGCGCACGGTGACGGCCGCCAGCTTGTCGGCGCGCTCGGACAGTTTGCCATCGGCCGTTTCCTTGACCGCCTTGCCGCGCATGGCGGCGAACGTCTTGGCGGTAGCTGCGGTCTCGATCTTGTGCTGTGCTGCTTGAGCCTCGCGCGTACCCGGGCTGCGAATTTCGACGCGCACCGGTTGGCCATTGACCAGCAGCGGGCCGTCGCCCTTGATGTTCTGGATTTCAAGGATTGCGGTGTCGCGGGCTTCGAAGTCGGACAGGTTGAAGACGGCAACAGCGGTATTGGTGTCGAATTGGTCGTTCATGTTTTTCCTTATCGCAGAGATGATGTATTGCCCGTGCGCGGCGCGCCCTCCCTGCGAAAGGAGAAACGCGCCGCGTCGGTGCCTGGGTGGCCGAAGCCGAAAGGGTTACGATGCCGGGACGACGACCGGTTTGCGGCAGATGGCGAAATCGACGTTGCGCTTTTGGACGTCATTGACCGCGCCATCGACGAACTCGGATTTCGACACCAGCACCTCCATGTAGTGGATGGCACCGCTAGGGT